CTCGTCCTCGAAGTTGTTCATGTTGTCGATGAGAGTGCTGATCTCTTCGCCAACCTGCGGGTCGAGGCGCGTCACGTCGAAGTCGTTGGACAGGTTAAGCGCGGCGCCAGACTCGTCGGTGAGGTTGTGTTCTACAACGCAGTTCTTGAAGTCGTAAAGAGTAGACTGGAGAGTCAGCATCTCCATGTTGGCCTTAGCGTTGCCCTTGCGGCCGCGCTGCATCTCCATCTGCATCCGCATAGCGTTCTGCTGCCGCGTGAGCTTCTGACCGTAGGTCATCTTGCGCAGCACAACGTAGCCATCCGGCGGCAGACTCTTGAGGTCGAACCTCTCCGTCGAGTTCATGTTTACAACAGCTGCGGGCATGATGCACATCCTTCTCTAAAGCTAGAGCTCACTAGCTTGTAGACTAGCGATAGACTCAAATCCCTTTGAGTCTAAGCTAGGGGACCTACGAGCTACGTAGAGCTCTAAGGGGCGTTGTTGATCTTGATTAGACTTACTTAGACTCTGATGACTAAGGAGTCATGTTTTCAGCGGTGGTGATGGCCAGCGTCCAGGCATTGCCCGAAGTAGGATCGAGCGTTCCCTGGTAGGCAATCTTCTCCATCAGCAGGTCGCCCTGGTTGGACAAGTTGCCAGCTTCGTAGGTATCCTTCACAGCCGCGATGACGTCCAGCTGGAAGATCTCACCCGTGACAGCCTTCGTCGCCTTGACCCTGATGCCCTGCGCAGTGAGCGCCTTGAAGGCATCGTAGTCAGTCCGGTCCTGGAAGTCACGGTTCATCGTCATGGTCACAGTACGCTCCTTGTAGGAGACGAACTGTGCACCACGACCTGTATTCTTCATTCGGTAGTTCGGCGTCGCGTTATCAGTCGACGTGAACTCGAACGTGTCCGTGTCGAAGACCTGCGTCCCTGTGGGGATTTCGACATCGTACTCGCCGGCACCGAACGGCTGCAGCTGGTTCGTCGTCCACACGGGCGTAGGCATGCTCTGCACAGTCTCGTCCATGCCGATGATGCTGTACGTCGCAGTCAGCATACCGTTGCTGACACCGAACTTTACAGTTCCCACAGTACACCCGACGTAGCCGAACACTACACCGTTTCGAACGACTGTGATGGAGAGCGTGCGGCCAGCAGTAGCCGAGGCAGTAGGCGTGTAGGTGTAGAGGTACTTGCCAGACACTGGACCAGTCTTGACGAGTGCCTGACGCATCGCCCTGTGGAAGTAGACCATCAGGTCAGTGAGACCTTCGATGACAACATCACCTTCGATGTGCACGTTGCCGGGCACACCGCCGATGTTGTCCACCGACTGCCTGATCGGCCGCCGCCACTGAGTACCCTGGACATACTTCAGAGACTCAGACGTGATCGGACCGTACTTGGTCGGCGCCGTGTAGACGCCCGAAGCGACTGCTGTGTTCGCAGCTGGCTGGGCGCCGGCAGGAGTAAGAGCACCAGTGTCGACGTAGGTGATGGTCGAGCCACCAGTAATAGCGGTCAGCAGAAGCTCAGTCCCTGTTGCACCACCTGCAGCGGTTCGGTAGAGCTTGTAACCCGTTGCACCGGTAACGACGTTCCAGTTGACAGTGTTCGAGTTGGTAGAGCCTGCGCCTGTGGTTACCGTCTGCTCGTTGCTGACAAGCGTCTCACCTGCAGTGTTCGTTGCAGTCAGAACGTACTTGTACGTGGACGTAGCCGGCAGTGTGCCACCAGCCGTTGACGACGTAGCAGCAAGCTGAACAGGCGCAGCGAGCTGCTCTAGCGCCACTCCCAGGAAGCCGCCACCACCAATACCATATCCCACTTTACACCACCTTACTGGTTGTAGTTCGGCTGCATGGGAAGAAGCGTAAGCGACTCCGCCTGTACAGTAAGACGCGCTGCACGAAATTCAGTCTTGCTACGCAACGAAACACCAAAGTCAGTACGTACAACTAGGCAGTTGATAACAATTCCACCTAGCGTAGGGTCGGCATGTAGAACAGTTTCGATAGACTCCGCTAGCTGGCCAGCAAGGTGAAGATTCAACTGTGCATCCTGCACCTGACCTGCCTGAACCAGCACGAAGCATTCGAAGGCGTTCTTAACGCGCCTAGGTGCACCAGCAGGGTTGCGCACCTTACCACCAGGAATAACTTCTACTGCAGGCGTGCGTGGAATCTTAGTCTGCTCGCCGTACCAGATATCTGCAACGGCTAGGTCAGTCTGCTTGGCTGTGATCAGATTCTGAATAGTTGCAGTAAAGGTTTCCAGGCTATCAGTAGGTGTAGTCATCTCTATCACCCAAACCCTGCTGCAGCAACCCGCATGGCAATCCAGGAATCGAACTCGGCATCAATCTTGTCCAAGTCCTCATCCTGAAACATCACGAACGGGCGCGCGGGGATAGCATGGGCACGGTCAGAGCTAGAAGCAGCCGAAGTGCCTGAAGCCATAGCCGTCTTGAGCTTAGTGTCCAGGTCGGCCATGACTTGCTGCGCCGCCTTGCCTGCACTGAGCTTCACACCACGCTTGGCTGCAGACTTGATCTTACTCTGAATCTGAGCACCTGTAGTAGTGTCGTAACCTGATTGATGTATAGCACCATACCAGATACGATCAGGCAGCTGCTTAACGATTGCGTAGTCCTGAGTAATGTCCCACATGGTCATGAAGCCCATGTTGCGCTTCAATGCACCAGACCGGACTAGAGTAGTGCTGCCCGAACCTTCACGGCTACGAATAAGCAGTGTGGACTCGGATAAAGGCACCCAAGTATCAGGACGGCCACCTGAAGAGAAGTTCTGCTGAATCGACGGAATCATAACATTGCGGACTGCATTCGTCAGAGGCACTCTGAACGAACGGATGTCGGCACCCATCTTGTCGACATCACGAGCCAGGATGCCAATCGTTGGCGAGAAGTCAAACGCAAGGATTCCGGAGTCTTTACGGGGAGCTGTCATCAGAACACCTTCCCCACAGAGAAGGCAGCGTCGCCCAACGAACTGTCAAGGTCCGTAGGCTGCTGTGCGGAAGATGAATCATTCGGGTAGAATGTCGGTCCGTCTGAAGTAGAGACGGTCTGGCCAGGCATGATAACAGCCCCGTTCAAAAGGCCTGTCATCAGCGACTCTGCCTCAGCACGCAGAAGCGTAGCATAGACGTTAACGTGTTCCTGGTCTTCCGAGTACTGCCTGTTGTAGAACCAGGAAATGTACAGCATTGAAATGACTTGCTGCACAATAGGAGGCGTGGAAGAAGAGTCGGACCAGGTGCTGACATCGAAGCCTTCGGCCAGCATGCCGAGCACCTGGTTCTCGACCTGAGTAAGCAAGTCGGCATCAAGGACAGTAATAGGCAGCTTGGTCTTCTCAGCCCAAGACTGCGCTTGCTGAACCGTGATACGCGACATGCTTCACCTCACTCCCTGTTCTCGGTGTCCTCAGTACGCTCGTCGACACCTTCGGCGTCGGTGTCCTCCTCCAGCGACGGCTCGGTCGCCACAGCATCAGCCTCCGCCGCTTCCTGCGGAGTCTCAGGAGCACCAGACGGAAGAGTCTGTCCCTCGACACCGTGAGCAGTGGTGACGCGCTCCATGGGACCCACAGGGCGCTCACCCGAGTACTCGTCGCCTTCCTCGATGGAGTCCGAGGCGAGAAGGGTGTCGATGTCGTTCTGGCTGAAACCGTGTTCCTCGGTGAGTTCGTCGCCGACCTGCAGCGTCACGACGTCTCCGGAATCCAGGCCGTGCTGGATCGGAGTCTTGGCGAAGTAAGCCATGTTCTCTCCTTTCTCAGGCCACCGCGTTCTGGATCAGGTAGCCGGTGATGAGCAGATTGCTCTCGACGCCGACCAGCTTGAGGTCGTAGCGTCGCCGGACACGGATGAGGTCCGATGCCCGCGGGTCCTCGCGCCAACGGTCGATGACCTGGGACTGCGAGGAGCCACCAGTCTTGCCGTTGTCTCGCGCCTGACCGCCGCCGAAGCCCCACACGAACTCGTAGCCGAATCCGAGCTTCTTGATGCCGGGAGCACCAGGCACGTAGGCGAGGATGACGTCCTTGCCCCACATGTAGGTCATGTTCGCCGAGGTGACGGACACGCCTGCGCCGGCGGTGGAGTAACCGACGCCCGGAACCAGAACTCGATCGATGCCCAGAACCGAGGAGATGATGTCCGGGGTGAGGATCGCCCGCTCCGAGTACTTGATGCGCTCGATGAAGTCCGGGTGGTCCTCGAGCTGCGTCATCACCTGGTACGGGAAGATGGCGAGGTTCGGGTTCTTGAAGATCTTCGCATTGATTGCCCTGATACCCGTCTTCACATCCGAGATCGGGTTGGACGTACTGTAGTTCGCACTGTTCCACTGAGCAGTACCTGACAGTGTAACGCTGTTGCCAGACGCGTAGTTACCGATCGTACGCGCCATGTTCATCATGTTGAGTTCGCGGCTGAACATGATGCGGTCAGTGACAAGCTCGACAGCATCCTGGTCAGGCTGCAGAGGGATGTCGGCGTTCTGCCGCTCCTCGTCCGTGACCGCGATCTGAAGGGCGTGCTCGGATGCGTAGTACGAGTCCGTGCTGACCTTCAGGCCAGGAATCTCATTCGCGACCGTACCCGGCGCACGAACGTCCGCAGCTTCCACCTTGAAGAACTCACGGTCGAAGATGTAGTACTTGTTGGACTGCTTCGCCACAGGCACGGCCGGAAAGAGCTCCGGCCCGACGAAGCCCATGTCCATCGGCCACTGGATCGAAATCTGGGTGAGCACCAGATCGATGTGGACGGAACCAGACCCAGAAGGGCTGTAAACTGCCATGATTCACTCCCTTCAGGGGTCAGCTGGAAACTGCCGCACCCGGCGTCAGCAGCACGTCGATGACCTGACCAGAACCGGACGCACCCGTAAGTGCGATACCTGCCTGCTTGGTGCCCGCAGCACCAGC